ATAGAGGAAGTGATGATATGGCTGGCGGGTATGAGCTTGCGAAGGCATACGTGACTGTGCTCGCCTCGACCAAGGGCGCGGGCGCACAGATTGTGTCTGAGATTGGTGATGCTGGCGACCGTGCAGGTTCGCAGGCAGGGACTAAAGCGTCCTCAGCGTTCGGGCGTATCTTCTCATCTTCCGTTGCCCCGCTGGTGGCGAAGGCTATTGGCGGTATCAGTATCGGCTCGGTTTTTGGTACCGCGTTTGCGAAGGGTTTTAACCGCCTGAAGGCTATTGATGTAGCGCAGGCGAAGCTCCGAGGCCTGGGCAATGACGCTGACGCGGTGTCCGTGATTATGCAGAACGCATCCGCGTCCGTGAAGGGCACCGCGTTCGGCCTGGACGCTGCGGCAACCGCCGCAGCTGGCGCGGTTGCCGCCGGTATCCAGCCGGGCGAACAGCTTGAAGCTGTCCTGAAGTCGGTCTCAAACTCTGCCGCTGCGTCTGGCTCCAGCATGGAGGAAATGGGCGGAATCTACGCTAAGGTTGCGAGTGTCGGCAAGGCACAGAATGACGTCCTCGCACAGGTCGCAGACCGAGGAATCCCAATCTACCAGGCATTGGGTAAGCAGCTTGGCGTGACGGCAGAAGAAGTTTTCAAGATGGCCTCTGACGGCAAGATCAACTTCGAGCAATTCGAGAAGGCGATGACCTCCGCCGCCGGTAACGTCGCATTCGAAATGGGCAACACGCTACCTGGCGCGTTCGCCAACGCACAGGCCGCGCTCGGTCGCTTCGGTGCAAACATCCTTACCGGCATATATCCCGCGCTCACCAAATTCTTCCTGGCATTCCAGCAGTGGATGAAGCCGGTCGAAGCATTCGGTAAGGTTATCGGCGCACAGATTGGGGCGGGCATCACCAAGGCTGGAGAAGCCATTAGCGCCTTTGCTGCGGGCTTCAAGTCCACCATGGGCGATGGTAAGAGCTTCACGGTCACCTTCGAGATTATCCGTGAAGAGATTGCCCGGTTTGCCTCCGCGTTCCAAACCCAAGGCGCGGGCATTGTCGGTGTAGCCCAGAAGGTAGGGGCATTCCTTGGGACCGTCTTACCTCCTCTGCTGCATTCCTTCGTCTCGGTTGCACTGAATATTATCCGAGTGGTGGGCTCCCTGGCGGTTGCGTTCAAATCCGTACTCCCCAGCTTCAGTGGAGCAGGGGACGGCGCAAACGCAGCAACGAGTGCATTCGATATCCTCGAGTCTTCTATCCGTCTACTCTCAACTGGCCTCTTCCAGCTCTCCCAGTTCATCGAAAACCATCAGCAGGGAGTCGGCCGGCTCGTCCTCGCACTCGGGACCGCCGTCACCGCATACAAAGGCGTGACAACCGCAATCGGGCTGGGAAAGAGCGCCATCGAATCCTACAACACCGCTATGGGCGCCATTTCGTCGGCCAAAGACACCGTCATGGGCGTAGCCGAAGGATTCAAAATGCTAACCAGCGGAGCAGGCTCCGCCCGAGAAATCGCAGAACTCGGAAGGAACTACCAGCTGGGTGCAACCGCCGCCTCCGTCTACGAGGTAGCAGTCCGCGCAGCAGCTACAGCACAAACCGCCTTCAACACCGCCGCCGCAAACATCGCAGGCAACCTCTCCAAAGCATTTGGTCTGATGAAGGCTAATCCCTTTACCTCTCTGGTCGGTGCTATCGGCATCGTAGCAGGTGCGCTCGCCTACTTCTTTACTCAGACGGAGACTGGGCGCGCCGCGTGGGAATCGTTGATGCAGGCTATCCAGCCCGCACTGAACACAATCCTGCCACTCATTGGCCAGCTGGGCGAGAAGCTCATCCAGTCACTGCAACCGGCACTTCAGCTCATCATCCCCGCCCTGCAGCGGTTCGCAGTCATGGCAACCCAGCTATTCACTGAGGTTGTCCAGGCTGTCCAGCCAGTCATTGACAGGCTTATCCCGCTCATCGGTCAGGCAATCGCGGCACTTATGCCCATTCTGACGCAGATGGGTGCGGCGCTCATGGCATCTCTTGGGCAGATCGGTCAGCATCTTGCACCGCTGCTCCCGATGATTATTCAATTCGGCACCCAGATCCTGCAGGCGCTCGCTCCGGTGGGGGAGCAGCTGATGAACCAGCTTGTTCCTGCACTCGCTCAGCTAGGTGCTGCGGTAATGGCTATGCTCCCGCAGATTATGGACATTTTCCGTCAGCTGGGGGAGATGTTGCTTCAGCTCGTGCCGGTGTTCGGGCAGATTGTGGCGGTAGTCGTGGATTTGGGCACTCAGGTCCTTGCCGCGCTGTTGCCTGCTATTCAGGGTCTATTGCCGGTGCTTGCGGCAATCGTGGGGGCGGTTGCAGGTGTTGTCGTTGTCCTCGTGACCTCGCTGATCCCTGTATTCGCTTCGGTGGTGCAGGCAATCGTCCCTCTCATCACGACGCTGATTGACATTCTGGTGCCTGCAATTCAGGCGGTCTTGAACGTGGTCACGACCGTGGTGCAGGCAATCGTCCCGATTGTCCAGGGCGCCCTCAATATCGTCGTCGGCATCATCAAGACGGTGACCGCAATCATTAAGGGCGATTGGAGTGCAGCCTGGGAAGGCATCAAGCAGATTCTCTCCGGTGCCTGGGAAGTCATCAAGGGCATTGTCGTTGGTGCAATCAACATCGTCAGCTCCATCATCACTAACGCTGTGAACCTGATTCGCAGCATCTGGGACGCCGCATGGAACGGCATCGGACGCATTGTCTCGACCATCTGGGAAGGCATCAAGAACGGCGTCGCTGCAGGCATCAACACCGTGGTCGGGTTCTTCCGTTCAATGGGCTCAGACATCATCGGCGTGGTGCGGGGCATCCCTGGTCAAATGATCTCTATCGGCCGCGACATCGTGGGAGGTATCGCATCTGGTATCCGTAACGCCGCCGGCGCGGTGATGGATGCCGCCCGCAGTGTCGTCAACGCTCTGCCTGATTTCGTGAAGTCTGCTCTAGGAATTCACTCGCCGTCTCGTGTCATGCGTGACCAGGTGGGTGTCTGGATTCCCGCGGGCATCGCCGCCGGCATCGACAAGACATCCGACATGGCTGTGGACGCGGTGCGGTCGATGACGGACGCTGCTGTTGAGGCGGCACAGGATGGGATGGGTTCTCTCTCGATGGCGCTCACCCCGGGCGCCGTCAGTGGCGGGTTCAACATCGGTGGAGTTGCCGCTGGTGTGGGGCGCGCTTCGGCACGCGCTGCTGTGGCGACCCCTGCTGTTGGTAGGGCGTTGCATGTGCATGTGAACGCTGGCGAGGAAATGGCCCCCGAGCGATTCGGTCGGCGTGTTGGTGAGGCCATGTCGCACCAGCTGAGCGGTTTGGAAGGAGCGTTGCTGTGATAGGTAAGGACGGGCTCCGCGTGGAGCTGACCGGGGCGCACGGCACCCTGGTACTCACAACCTTTGAAGAGCCGGCAGGAGAGTTGGAGGTGTGGGTAACCGACCTGGCGGGCTGGGTCGGCGGCGTTGGAGTTGAGTCTGATGATGCGCAGCGTAAGCTCGGGCACGGCATGGTTCACGCCCCGGCGCGCCGTACCGGGCGCACACTCACACTCAAAGGTAGCGCCGTGGCGAACACAGGCGTGCAGGTGCGCGAGCTTGCCGACCGGTTCGTTTCATCCCTGCTGTGGGATGGGCGACTCGGCACACTCCGGGTCGCCACGGACACACTCGACCTAACGGGAGAGGTTCGGCTGGATGGGGACGTGAAGGTAGAGTTCCTAGGGGACTCCGCCTTTCTATTTGAGGTGCCACTTTTTGCACCCGAGCCGTGGCTGTACGCGCCACCGCGCACCTATCAGCTTTACCCAGCCGGCGCGGGGGGTGGTTTGCGATTCCCGCTTTTCTACCCCGAGCAACCTACACGCGGTGTGCTCTCGTTTGGCTCGCAGGCTCCGATGACGACCTCGATTATAAACGAGGGCAACGTGGATGCCTACCCGATCTACACAGTGCGTGGGGATTGGTCTAGCGGGTTCCGCATCACTGCGGAGAACCGGATTATCGAGTACCCGTACGCGGTATTGGCAACCGCGCCAGTCACAATCGATTGCGCCCGAGGCAGGTTGCTGATTGGTGGCGTGGACAGGACGAGTGAGCTGGTGTCGCGCGAGTGGCATAAAATCCCGCCGCGTGCCGGGTTCGTGCCGGTTGTGCAGGCGCTCGCGCCGGCGACCGGCTGGGTCGATGTAACCGCACGCTCAACATACATTTAGGAGAGAACACATGAGTGTTGGTTTTGGAATGGCGCCGGACGCGCTGGGGAACGGAACCACCCCTGACGACCTGCAGGCAGTGCTCGCGGCACAGTACCCCGAGCCGGGCATTATCTCCGGCTGCACTGTGGCTACCCGCTCCAGCATGGAATACACCATCGCCCCGGGCGCAGTCGTGGTACATATCGCGCCGAGCCGTGCGGTGCTAGTGCCGGTGGTTGGGCAGACCATCACCACGCGTCCAGCGCCGGCGACCGGCGCTCGCACCGACTACATTTATGTGGAGCAGCAGACCCAGCCCGTGAACGGATCCATCAGCGCGCGAGTCGCGGTCGGCACCCAGGTGCCAGACAACGCGGTGGTAATCTCCAAACGCGAGATCAAAGCGGGCATGACTGGCACGAACGCTGCACCCGAGACCGCCAACGTGACATTCGCCCGACCTATCGGCGGCACCCTCGGTGTGCTTTTCTCGCACAAGACCGAGACGGATACGGTACACGACAAGACGGACGGCGTGATTACGCGCGGCAAGGGCATGTTCTTCCTGCCCACCGACCGTACCCTCGATATTCGACTCACCTCGTCCATCTCAAGCGTCGCCGCCAACGTTGCGAAGGGGACACTCTCCACCTCCGCAGCTTCCAGCTCCCCGTCCGACCGGGGCAGCGTGAACTACGACATTTACATTGACAACAAGTTGGTGCTACGTCGCGAACGAGTCTTCACCAACGTGTGGGACACCGTCGATTATTCGGACGTGGTGGTGCTGCCGAAGGGCTCGCACACGATCCACTACACCGTGAGCCTGCGCGTGTGGGGCTGGGAGAAATGGACCACCCGCTATGAGGGCTTCGGAGCGAAGTACCCCTCGGATGTTCTGCGGGTTATCGACATGGGCGTGGCGAAGGAGTAGCTGTGGGATTCAGGCTGTACTGGCTGGATACGGTGACCGGTGCGGTCGGTTCCCCCATCCAGGACGTGACCGCATGCTCCTGGGCAATCAGCCTAAACAAGGTCGAGGAACTGACTTTCACGATTCCGAAGCGGAGCTTGGCAGGGCACCAACGCACAACCTATGAGCCACTCACAGGCGGCGTGCTCCTCACCCACACCGGGCAGGACGGCACCGAGTACCCACTTATTGCCGGCCCAATCATCGATTGGGGCACCGAAACCGGTACAAACCTGGAACTCAAGTGCGCGGGTGTGCGTGAGTTGTTCGAGCGGCGCACCATCTGGGACACCCTAACCTACAAGACCATGAGCCTGGGCGAGATTGCCTGGGCTCTTGCTGTTCACGGCATGAACCGCCCCGGTGGCGGACTGCCGGTGGTGCACGGCGTGCAGGGTGGGCTCGGGGCACAGACCCGAGAGCGCACCTACGAGCGGTGGAACGTCGCGAACAACCTCATCGGCAAACGCTGGAGCGAGCTGTCGGCGGTTATTAACGGCCCCGATATTATGCTGCGCCCTCGCTGGAAGAGTGAGGCACACACTCATATTGAGTGGGTGTTCATGCACGGGGTTGAGGAATACCCGTTCATCGCGCAGAAGTTCACGCCGGACTTCGATACAACCGCGCTCGCCGCAGCCGACATTGAGGTGAAGGTGACCTCCACGGGCAAGGACATCACGCACCGCATCTGGTGCACCGGCGCAGGAGAAGGCGAAGGAACCGCCATCGCCTGGGCGGAGAACCTTACTCAGGTGTGGCGCGACCGTGCACCGTTTGTGGAGGGCATCATCACCGATGCAGACCAGGCCGACACGTTCGTGCTGAAGCAGAAAGCTGAGGGCGCTTTAGCAGCGCGGGCAAAGATGATTGACCAGGTCACCATCGAGATGGGCACCGACAGACTCGGCGCACCGCTCGGATCGTGGTACGTGGGCGATACCGCCACCGTCACCCTGGCAGGCTGGTTGTCGGTGCCGGATGGGACGCGGCAGATGCGCATCATCAAGATGACCGGTACCCTCGCCGGGTCGGTGACGCTGGACTTTCAAGAAGCATCCTGGCAATAAAAAAGACAGGGAGGTAACCGGTGGTTGATTATATTGACCAGCGCCCCACGCCCGCGCAGGCGGTGGACACGCTACGTGCGCAGCTCATTAGGGCACGCACGCCTGCGTCCACGCCGCACGGTATTAAAATCGCGCGTCAGAACGAAGCGACCCTGTACCTGGATTCCACCGGTTCGGCGCGCCGCTGGGACGGGGACACGCTCGCGAATTTCGATGAGCGTCTGTCCGAGGCGGGCAAGGTCGTAGCGCAGGCACGACAAACCCTTCAGAAGGCTGAGCATGGTCTGGTCGAGGCGGAGTCCCGCATCCAGGCAGTGGAGCAGCAGACCAGTAAAGACGCCATCACCAAAAAGGCGGTAGCGGGACTTAAAGGTTTGTCGGAGCCGTGGATTGGGCGGGACATGATTGTGCCCGGCACGATCGATGTGCGGCGTTTGAACGTGACGCAGGAGTTGGCCGCGCAGGTGGTGCGCGCGATGAGTGCGGAGACGAAGAAGCTGGTGGTGACCGAGGACGCGATTTTGAACCGGGCCACGATTATCGAGGGGCTGGTGACTTCGAAGGTCGCGGCGAAACTTGTCACGAGTGGCCTGCTTCAGACGACGGAGGCGGAACGGCGTGGACTGAAAATCAACTCGTCCGGCATCGCCGCGTACAACCACTTGGGTGAACAGACTGTAAAGATTGACGCCAATGGTGTGGAGAATGAGTTCCGCGGCACCTTCCACACCTCCGACAAGTCCAAGCCCGGCCTCTCGATTTACACCACCCCCGGTCGTGGCCCAGCGGGGAGCATAGACTCGGTGATCGAGATGCGCACCGGCGCGAGCAATGCCACCACACCCTCGGGTGTGGTCCGCATGAACCCGCAGGGCGCGCTCACCCTCGGTGTGCAGCCCTCGGGTACGAACCCCGCCGATGTGAAGGGGCTCGTGGTGCTCCCTGACGGAGATGTGACCGTGCAGGGGCGCATGATTATGAACCAGGGCATGT